TATTTTTTAAGTTTTATTTTCCAAGCTAAGTTGAAACCAATATATTTATTTAGATTGTTATCCAAATATACATTCAGTCCATAAATATTGTCTTTCTTTGTTTTCAATGTAAGTTGTGGACCAACTAGTACATTTGAATTTCCTACTACACCTGATATACCAGCATAAACTTGATTTTTAGGTAGTTCTTTTACTATTTTAGTATCAGTAATTGTACGTTCTTTTATTTGAGCGTTCCATTTTCTACCAACAATTTTATTCATAGATATAGTATCAGTTAATTCGATAGTACCTAAATCATTATCTAATACTAATTTATCTCTATATAATACTTTTTTATTGTATTCTTGTACTATTCTAATAGTATCGCCTTTTAAATAAACAGGTACTTCAACACGTTTTTCCTTTTCAACTATAGTTTCGTGATAAATATCATTACCCTTTCTATATTTTATTTGAGTATGTTCAACAACAACAGTATCTATTTTGTGTTTTAGTAATTCGTAATTCTTACCATCCACGTTTACTAGTGGTTTATCGCTATCTCCTCCAGACGTGCATTGTTGAACAACAATCACACCTACCAACACCAATATAATGATAATAAAGAAATTTGCTTTAGTAATCATAACGTTAAAATTTATAAATTTTTAATCGTAACTTACCATTACCTTTAATTAAACGATGGTATTTGTGTTTGGGTATAAATATTGGAGGAGTAAACATAGTAGGAAGTTCATCCTCTAGTTGAATCATCCAATCAGTTTCACCCTGTAAGTATAATGTTCTGTGTTCATTATCACGATGCCAAAGGAGTTCGATGGGATCTACATTCTCATCGAACTCACGGATTGTATATTCTTCGGTTATTTCTAAATCAGTATATGGTTTACCAGAATCCACTAAATGTTGTTTTAAAACCTAATAATTTTGCATATCGAGGTAAACGACATGACCAATATGATGCTTTAGTTCTATCTTTTTTATTTTTACAATCGTGACGTGCAGCAAATGCTCTACGAGCTTGAGGATTATTTAATTTAGCACGTAATCCTGTTGTATCACCAAATGATACTTTTTTAACTCCACCACCTGGTTTACGAACATAAACGTAGAATTTTTTAGATCCACCACGTTTTGGTTTTCCAATTGATACTTTTTTACCTGCTTTAACAGCTTCAGCTAATAATTCTTCTTCAGATATTGGATAGTCTAAAGGTACATTAATACCTTCGTATAAATCAATTTCACCAATATTTGATTCTAATAACTCAATATCGTCTTCAGATACTGAAATTAATCCATTATTATATAATTCACGTGCTTCACGGAATAATTCAAAATACTTTTTAGACAATGGTCTGTATATATTATGAATTAAAGGTAATCCTTCTTTGATATGATGTAACATACCTTCAGATAATATAGGTAAATTTTTAATTTCCTTTAATATCAATTTAGGACCATTACACCCACAATCTTCATTTAGATCAGCTCCAATATCGTTTACATCTTGGTAAGCGTATTTATTTAATGGCTCAATTGTTCCCATAATTACTTGTGGATTTATTCCTTTAGCTCGGGCAAACATCAAACGAGTATTACCACCTATTAAATAATATTTATTTGGAGAATATTGCAATATTAACGCAGGAGGTGTTTTTTCAGCGGACAATATGCTTTTATAATCTTTACCGTAGTATTGCGCTAATTCTATCGCTTCTTCCTCAGAATTTATATCATATGAGTCAGTATTTTCTAAACGTGACCATATTTCATCAGTTAAAGTAACTTCATCACCATTAACTAATGAATTATAAACTGTATCATATGGTAAACCTAATTCATCTGCTGTACGTTCTATTTCCTCGTTTTCAGCTTTTATGATTGGTTCCCATCCTAGTGGATTAATTGCTTCTAAACGTACTTTTGCTTTATCTGTGTTAGGAACAACACGATCGCCTTTACGATCAGCAGCTGCTTTTTTACGAGCAGTAGCAGCACGTTCTGCTTTAGATAATGAATTTGCTTTAGCACGAGGCAAACAACGAGTTGTTGCTTGTCCTTTTTTCATTGTACCACATGGACCTGTTATATTACCTTGAGTATCGATTCGAACCCAATCTTCTTTTTTAAACCAATCACGTAGTGATTCGTTCATATCATATTTTTCAGCATTATTATGCCCGCATTTACAAACAAATGGTTCTTCACCTCCATCTTCTAAATCCCATTCCCATCCACATTTTTCACAAGTAATTACTTCTTCATCCCCTTCCATTAAACCTTTACATACTTTAACAGCACGACCAGAAAGATAAGCTGATGGTACTTCACCAGCAGCTATGCGTCTATTGTAATAGGCTTTACCTTTAGGACATAATTTTTTCTCTTCGATCATTATTTTTCCTCTTGTTTAGGTAAAAACCAATTTGAACACCATTTAGATGGATCTTGAATTTGATTACCTTCGTTATCTACTAATTCAGCAGTACCCATATGTTCTTGGTAATCTTTACTAGCACACATATGTTTATCGTCTTGTTTATAGTAAAATTTACAAACGTGACATCCAAATCCTACAGGCGAGTACATGTATGGAGGAGATACCTCAGATACTTCACTTAATATATTAACTAATTTGATCATAACTTAAGCTATTTATTTTCCACCACGTTTTATCTTGTAATAAATTTGTACTCCTAACCACCCAATGGATAGTATATAGAAAATACCAGTAAGTACAGGATTTAACATAGAAAAAAAGCTATTAAATAATGCTATACAAGTTGTTGCTACCCCGGCAGCATTTAGCTCAGTTGATTGATGCATTTTATTAAGAAGTGATAAAAATGTTATGATCATAAATATCAACTATTTAATTTAGTACGTGATTCTTCTACGTCTTTCATTACTTGTTCGCGTATTTTCTGTTTATCTAAAGCTTTCACATGCCAATCTTCAATATCACCTTGTTCAGTTACAAACCCATTATTAGAATCTATTGAATCTAAAAAAGAGTCAAAACCACTTACAAATTCATCTAACATGAAATTTGCATTAGCTTTAATAATTTTATCTTCATATTCCTGGTATTTACCATCTATTTTTAATTGGGATTCCATTTTAATAACACAGTCAAAACAAGTACTATGAATTCTAAACATTTTTTTATCATATTCAGTTTTCATAAGTTTATCACATTTGGGACATAAAAGTGGAGTTAAAGATAGTTTTTTAGCTCTATCTAATTTGGTAACACTCATTTTAATACCATTCTTTATTGTCCATTTTTTACCAAATTCTTCCCAAACATCTCCTTCAGAATGATCAATATGTTTAGTAGTATACCCTACTTGAGTTTGAGTAGCTTCACCTTGTTTACCAGACAATAAATTACGAATACGTTGAACGTCTCGTTTTTGGAATTCTTTTTGTAATAACGTTTCTTTTGCCATTTTATAACCCTAATTGTTGTAATTGTTTTATTGTTGATGCTGTAGATGTATGACGAATACCAATACCTCCAGCATCTACCCATTGTTGGATATTATCTTTTCTATCATCAATTAATATAGCATTTGGTTCTGCTAGATCTTTTTTATCTTTTGCTTGTTTAAATATAACAGGAGTACTTGGTAAATTTTTATTTATCCATTCTTGTTTACCTATTTCTGATGATTTTTCTCGTGATGGAGCAGTCAATAATTTAGGATTGTATTGATTAATATAATCCCATAATTGTTGTCCGTCAGGCATCCAATTTAATTCAGCCCAAAATTTAGCACCTGCTTTAGTGATTGCTCCCCAAAAATCATCTTTATCATATGTTGAATCAACACCTGGTGTTTTTTTACCTGTTAAATCGTTATATCCACGTTCAAAATCAACAATAACACCATCCATATCACAATATACTTTATATTGTTGTTGTGCTTCAGCTAATATTGCAATTTTAGATTTAGCTGAATCTAGTGTATCTGTTTGTGGGATAGTTTTGATTAGTGAAATAATATCTTGATTTAATTGTTCTGCGTCTGCTTTTCCTTTTGCTTGTTCTTCAGGAGTTTTAGGTTTGCTTTTAAAATTAGCTGTATCAAAATATAATCTTTTAACTTCAGTAGGATCAAATGTTTTATTAGCGTCTTCAGGATCATTATTAATTAAAATAAAACGATCACCAAATTCTTGACGATATATATCTATGTTTTTATTTGCATCTCTCCAAGTACGTAGTACGATTTGAGGTAATAATGAACGTTCACGTTCAGCATTACGTTTTAAAGATGTCATTGGTGAAACATATAACATCAACATCATTGTTTCGTATCCTAATGCTTCTACTTCCGCTTTCTTTTTTAATAATGGTTTAGAAGCAGCACCAGTACCATCAATAATAACATTGTTTAATCCTTCAAGCGCCTTAGTATATTTTTCTTTAGTTGCTCCTTGAGCACGACCCATTAACTTAGCTGCTTGAGATAATTCTTCGGGACCAAAATCTTTTAAGTTAGTACCTAAACCAGATGATTTAAGTAATTCCTCATATGTATCATCTACATTTATTACTTGATATTTTTCAACTGGTAGTAATTGTTTTAATGTATATGTTTTACCTGAACCAGCAGGACCAGCTAAAAATATTGCTTTTGGCTTTTCAGTTATTTCTTGTAGTAAATCAAATAATTTTATCATTTTGTAATAAACATTTCAGGTCGCATTTGAGCGAAGTTTCTCATCATAATAGCAGCAGCAGCATTAGCTTCATTTTCATGAGCATGACCTGTTTTGCCAGATTCAGGCGTTAACCTATTTTGTATGTCTTGCTTGTAATGAACTAATTCATGAGCTAATGTTCTAAAAACATCTGCTTGATGGCGATTAGCTACGCTTAATTCTATACTTTTATTATTTGGATCATATCCACCAAATGAACGTCTTGATTCTGCTGTTGTAGGATCATAAGACATTTTTAATGGAGGTAATGATTTTAATTTTAAATATTCTTTACAATATCCAATAAATTCTTTTAACAGTGGGAACTTTCCCTCATGTATTGGTTCTTTATTTCCATTGTATACACTACCATAGGCATCAAAAAATTGTTTAGTTGTAATACCAGCAGGTAAAAACTTCTCAATTTGTTTTACATTACGAGCTTGAATTGCATCTCTAAAGTCAGTTGCAGAAATATTTTCAAAGTTACCAGCATCAAACACTTCAACTTTAGGATTATCAGCCAGTGAAATAAAACGAGAACTTTCTTCTTTACCAAATACAACTGTAAATTCTTGATCTGGATTGTTTTTTACTGATTTTAATGTATATGCTATAGGTGAACCTTCAGATGATATAACTTTTACTTTAGGGCCTAATATGTTAGTATATAATTCCCAAACTTTTAATGATTGTTCTAATGATACCCCACCACGTTCTTTGGATGAAACGGCAACTACCACCTCAGAAATATCATCTCTATCAACTAATAATTTGACTACTTGGAAATGACCTTTATGAGGTGGTTTAAACGCGCCTGGGTAAATTGCTATCTTCATTAATTAATATACAGTATAATATACTAATAAATATTAATTTTCTGTCTCTAGCTTAACTGATGTAGGTAACGTTTCAGTATATGGAGATGCATTTGGGTTTTCTAATTTATATATGTCTTGTATTTTAGTAAACATAGTAAAATTCTTTTCGATTTCATCTACAATTTTAACCTGCCATCCTTTACCTTGCATTTGACCTTCTTTACCTTCTTTATGGGTTTTAGCTTTCAACCAAATAATACCAGTACGTGTAACTGCTTCAGTATGAGTTTCATTCCAAGCCTGCGCATAAGCCGCGAGTTGTAAATCATATGATGTATGTAGTGAATTTGAAGTTTTAATGTCTAATAACCACAATTCCCCGTTGATTCTCACAATCAAATCAGCCGTACCAGCATACTCATATTGATCAGAAAATAAATGGTATTCTTTTGATATTAATTCTGGTTTTACTTGATTCCAAAAATCGGCAAATCGTAAAATCATTTTCCAAACATCTAATTGATATTTGGCATTACCCCACTCATCGATCCAAGTAATTTCATTACCACCTAAAAAATCTTCAATTGCGTTGTGTACCTGTGTTCCTTCATTAGCGGCTTTACGCATTATAATATCAGAATTATGACCAACATCTTTTAACCATGCATGGAAGAATCCATTCTTAGGGAAGAAATTTAATATTGATGTAACAGACGGGTAGTACTTATCACTACGTCTGTAGAAACGACTATCTAAAATGTTTACTTGTTTTGAATTTTCGGTGTATTCAACAATCCGTTTAATGTTTGGATCTTTGATTACATTTGAATTTTGTTCAATCATGCGATTTTTAGTTTTATACCCATTATTTTTTCAAATGTTAGTGGGTATGTGTTTTCAATTATATTTAAGAAATTCTCAAATCCGATTTCATTTGCATCCTTACCATCCATTTCAACTAAGTAAACTTCTTTACCATAGTTCATTAATGTTTGACAGTGTTGTAATGCTTCACGTTGTGCATCTTTATCTAATGCAACATATACTTTTTCTACATCTGATGTTACTAATCGTTTCATTAGTGCCTCAGAGAGTACTTTACCAAATAATGGAATAACATTCCGTTGTATTGTTAAGGCATCAAACATACCTTCAACTAATACTACAGGTGCGTCCCAATTTACAAAATATTCTAATCCAATTACGTTTTTATTCTGCACTGATGGATTTTTATATTTACGGGGTGAATCCACATCAAATGAACGAGCAATAAAATAATTTAATTGTCCGTCTGAATCATATGATGGTATGATAACTCGTCCATTATATTCACCTTCGGTACAGAATCCGATATTATATTTTTTAATGTGATTATCTGTAATATCACGTTTATGTAAAAAATGTAATGCTTGTTTAGCATATATTTGATCCATTTTAGATAATGGAGTAACATCAATTAACGATTTGAATTCTTTAGGTAATGATATTTGATTGTAAACAATTTCTTGGCGTTTACCAGGTACAATAATAATGTCTAATTGTTCTACTTTAGAACGATCGACTTTCATTGCTTTAAATAATGAATGTATTGATTTGCCTTTAGTATTACATACCCAACAATGCCAAGGATTTTCTTTCTTCTCGTTGGTAATTGTATTAATTTCTAATTTCGGCTTATGGTGCTTACAGAATGGGCAACTAAATGAGTGATTGCCTCGCGATGTAGGTTTAGATTTACCTAACACATTTTCCAATAAGTTTATCAAAACTAGATTTTCCATACTATAACAATAATTAGGAAATAAATTATATCAAATCCTTACGGAAAAATTTACCAGCTATATTATCGTTATATGAATTAATTTCTAACACATCGTGTTCGAATTGTGCTTTTAATTCAAGATATGTTAATTGTTTTTTACCTTTAGCTAAATATATAATTTCACGACGAAATTTTTCAACTCCAAGTAATTTGATATCTGCTATTAATTCTTTAGAGGAGCCATAATAAGTTTTCCAATCAGATTCCACGTGTAGTACCTCGTGAGTAGCTTTTCTACCACGAGTAACTGGTTGTTCGTCTAATTGTTTTTTAGTTAACTTATGTTTTTTATTATGGTATAGGGATTTCTTACCAATATATATTTTATTGGTATCAACATTACTGATTTTATAAATAAAACCAAATGTATTTTCAGGAAATTGATCAATCGTATTGATCTGTTTTTTAAAATGTAACCAGTTAGGAGTCATAACGTATTAGGAAGGTCATGTCTGTTTCTGTTGAAATAGGAACAGGTTGACCAAATTTTGCAACCATTAATAATTCATTATCATCATTATATAATCCAAGTGTTGAAGCATAAGGATGAAAGTCGGATCCGGTAGCAAAATTTCTAATTAGAGAATATGCATCGGATCCGGTTATTCGTATAGATGGATTATATGTTAAATTAAATTCGTTTTCTTTAATTTGAGCAGTAATGTAATTTTCATACACTGTATGTTCATTAGTGAAACTTAATTTAAATTTATTTGTATTTACAATTGCTGGCATATGTTATAAATATATTAAACGGTACAAGTTGTTGATTGAGTCATTGTACCAGAATACATAGCTAAAGCACATACGCTTCCTCCATCATAAACAAAATAATTATTTTGAGTAGTTCCACTGCAATCAACAAAATCGATAGATATGTCATATCCATTATTGTTATACCATGTATAACATGTTGGAGCTGCTGTTGGAGTTGCTGTTGGTGTAGCTGTTGGTGTGGCTGTTGGAGTTGGAGCTAATGGTGTTGCTGTTGGTGTAGCTGTTGGAGCAACATATCCACAAGATGGATCGTTGTTGGCAATTACAGATGTATATGAACCACATGAACCATCAGCAAAGACTCCTATTCTATTATAATTAGGTGCTCCTTCACAATATTCATATAAATAAGTACCGTAAGAGGCACATGGAGTAGCTGTTGGAGTTGCTGTTGGTGTAGGAGCTAACGGTGTGGCTGTTGGAGTAGCTGTTGGAGTTGCTGTTGGTGTAGGAGCTAACGGTGTGGCTGTTGGAGTAGCTGTTGGAGTTGCTGTTGGTGTAGGTGCAGCAGCACAACTAATATTTCTTATAGTTACACTTGAAGTACCATACACGTTATCGTAAACGCCAACATAGTAATTTCCGTTTCCTAGGTTTGAAGCATTTTGTACTCCGTTAAATCCTGGAGGGGGTGAAGTAGAAATATGGAATGTATAATTTCCAGATCCACCACTTGCACTTAAATTAATATATCCGGTTCCTGTATACCCAGCACATCCTGAATCTATATTAAGAGATGGAGTTAATGGGGTAGCTGTTGGAGTTTGAGTTGGAGTTTGAGTTGGTGTTGCAGTCGGAGTAGCTGTAGGAGTAGCAGTTGGTGTTTGAGTTGGAGTTGGAGCCAATGGTGTTGCTGTTGGTGTTGCAGTTGGTGTAGCTGTAGGAGTTGGAGCTAATGGTGTTGCGGTTGGAGTTGATGTTGGGGTTTGGGTTGGAGTTTGGGTTGAAGTTGCTGTTGGTGTTGATGTTGGAGTTTGAGTTGGGGTTGATGTAAAAGTAGCTGTTGGAGTATTAGTTGGTGTTGGAGTTAATGGTGTTGAAGTTGGGGTGGATGTTGGTGTTGGAGGAATAACATAACAAGATGCATTACCACAATTATCTACTGAGGCTCCTACTGTATCATCATATGATTGAGGAATTACTTCATTTTGAATTGTATAACAATATGTTGTACCTCCTGATATTACTACTGTACCTACATCATAGTAATTACTTCCACCATACACAATTTGATTTGCACTATCATGACATCTAGTAGCATTATAATAATATTCTATTGCTGGAGTTGAAGTTGGTGTTGCTGTAGGGGTAGATGTTGGAGTTTGAGTTGGTGTCGCAGTTGGGGTTGGTGGATTACATGCAGCGTCACTACATCCTCCAGACATAATTGAATATGCATCCAAATCAACATCGTAGCTAGGTCCAGATGTTATACCATTAGATTGGAAACATATTCCTCCAATTAAGAATACTGCGGTTCCGTAAGATGATGAGAAGCTTCTACCTACAGCTATAGATGTTTCTTGTCCCCAACATGTACTTAATGCATAATAATAATAAACTGGTGTTGCTGTAGGAGTTTGAGTTGGTGTTACTGTTGGAGATGCTGTTGGAGTTTGAGTTGGTGTTGATGTTGGTGTATTAGTTGGTGTTGCAGTTGGAGTAGCTGGTGGAGAGCAGGCACTGTAAGTGAAAATAAATCCTGCATTATCTATTGTGAAATAATCACCATATGGATTATTTGCAACTGCTTTAAAGTAAGTTCCTCCTCCAGCATATGCTGTTTGAATAGCACTAGTAGTATATAAAATCTTACCATCAGTATAAGCATCAAATATTGAAGTATACCCAGCAGCATCTACAAATACTGTAATTTCTTCACCTGTACCACCACATGCATCAAAATATGTACCCCATCCTTGTAACGGACTAGTTCCTGACATTGAGTTAGCCCACATAGTTAAGGCGCTAAAAGGAATTGAGGTTGCAGTTGGTGTTGATGTTGGTGTTTGGGTTGGAGTTTGAGTTGGTGTTGCAGTCGGTGTTGCAGTTGGAGTAGCTGGTGGAGAGCAGGCACTATAAATATCTATAAATCCTGAGTTATCTATTGTAAAGTAATCACCAAATGAATTATTTGCAACTGATTTAAAATAAGTTCCTCCACCAACATACGCTGTTGTGAGATCATTAGTAGTATATAAAGCTTTACCATCAGTATAAGCGTCAAATATTGAAGTATATCCGGTAGAATTTATAAATACTGTAATTTCTGTACCCGTATTAGCACATGCTTCAAAAGATGTACCCCATCCTTGTAATGGACTAGTTCCTGATTCTAATCTAGCCCACATGGTTAATGCACTAGATGGAGGTAATGTAGCAGTTGGTGTCGCAGTTGGTGTAGCCATCATAGTAGCTGTGGCTTGAGGAGTTTCAGTTGGAGTAGCAGTTGGAGTTGGTGAATGTGTTGATGTTGGCGTAGCTGTTGGTGTAGCCATAGCAGTAGCTGTGGCTTGAGGAGTTGATGTTGGAGTAGCTGTTGGTGTTGGATCTAATGGAGTAGATGTTGGTGTTACTGTTGGTGTTGCTGTTGGAGTTTCAGTTGATGTAGCTGTAGGAGTTTGAGTTGGAGTAGCAGTTGGAGTTGCTGTAGCTGTTGCTCCAGGGATAGTACCTGTTGGAGTTGATGTAGGTGTTGATGTTGCTGTTTGAGTTGGTGTTTGGGTTGGAGTAGCTGTTGGGGTTGATGTTGGAGTTTGAGTTGGAGTAGCTGTAGGAGTAGCTGTAGGAGTTGGGTTAATACAATTAGTAAAACTTCCAATAACATAATTTGTTTTACAAACAGCACTACCTGTAGATAATGATGTTATATCAATTGATGTTACATTATCATTTGCTGATATTCTGTTATCATAAGGGACAAACCATCTACTTTGGTATCCTTCACCAAATGTTATATAAGATAAACTTGAAGTATAATTTACTGTAAGAGAGGCATCTGATGCTGTTATATTATAAATTATAGGTGATCCACTTCCTGATTTATATATATTTGTAGTTAAGTAAACATCAGTACCAAAAGAACGTAAAAAACCATTACTTCGTGAATATATGTTAAACCCATATAATGAACTTGAAGGATCTGATCCAGATGTAAAACATACTTCTTCTATATCTATCTGAACAGATGATGTTGGAGAATATGAAAACGCAGGTCTTTCATTTAATGGAATCCATGGTTTATAAAAATTAGATGAAGGTGCTTCATTTATACTAGCAGTTGAAAAATTAGAATCATAAAGATAAAATCTATTATCACATGAACCAGTACCAATCATACTTCCTGATATAAATCCTCTTCTAGAAATAATCGGATGTCCATCATCCGAACTAAGAAGAGAACCAGATGTTATATATTCTGGGTACATCTGTCCCATAGAACTATAACTGACAATGTTAGCATAATCTGTATTTAATCGATCAATATCACTATTTATTAAATACCAGTTACTTGAATAATCTTTATAATTAGTAACTAATGAATAAGAACTACTTGCTTGATCAGTAACAGTTGTACTGCTTGATAAAGGCATATAATATATATTATCTATTATTCCTTTACTAGTTTGGAAGAAAACTCTATAATTTGATGATCCTGATATTCCTGGAACTTCGGAACCAGAAACTGAATAGTATCCATCTAATGCACCAAAATATCCATAATTATCATAATATAGTTTTTTCCCTATACTTACATTAATACTACTAGTATTATCATAATATAAATTAACAGGGGTAGGAACATCTTCAATT